GGAAGATATCACTTGATCAAATCGTCTACAACCGTGCTTGTGATAGAATTTTTGCTGAGCTCACACCTTTCTTAGAGGGTATTACACCTAATACTTTCTCTGAAATATGGCCCGAGCTAAATAAGACAGCAACTTCTGGTTATCCAGATTTTGTTAAAAAAGGAACCCTTCGTGAGAAGAGTTTTCGCGCACTGTCCTCGAATTTGAAAAGCCTCGAGAAAGGTTGCATGCCAAAGGTTTATCCTTGCGTTGCAGCATCTAGAAGCGTCATTAGAGAGCGACCCGAAAACAAACCTCGCCTCGTCTGGGTCTATCCCATGGATCTAACCGTCCTCGAAGCTCGCTATGCGCAGCCGATTCTTAAAAGTATTAAGGATCAAGATATGTTCGGTTGGTCATTCCGTTGGATGGAGCATGGACAAGGATGGTGGAAATGGAAAAGATTAGCCCTTTCCGGTCGAACATTTGTCAATCTCGACTTTTCAGCCTATGATGGTTCTGTTCCTGCGTTTTTGATCCGCAAAGTAATGGGATTTTTATCCTCATTCTTTCCCGCCCCTGTCGATCAAAACGCTTTTCGCCACATTACCGATTACATGATTCATACGCCCCTCCATTTGTATGGTTCAGTTAAAGTAAAGCATCGCGGCATTCCAAGTGGTAGCTATTTCACTTCTATCGTTGGTTCTATCGCTAACTTGATTATTCAAGAATATGCTTATCTTAAACTAAACGCGCGCCGTATTTATCGCTGTGTTCTCGGTGATGACTCCCTCTCGGTTTGGGACAATTCTACCCTACCAAACCCTGAGAAGTTATCAGAGTTACTCTCTCTCCATATCTCTGATTTTGGTGTAACTATCAATGCCTCTAAAGCAGATGTGTTCATTGACCGTGGAATTTCATCTCCTAAGATAAAGTTCCTTGGCTACACTTTGTTATCGGAATACCCCTATTTCGACCATTCTCTACTTGAAGTCCAGAAGCGTCTCGTCTGGCCTGAGTCTAACGACAACACCCCATCCATGTACCTTCAGCGTCTACATGGTCTCGTTTGGGCTTATGGTTCCAAGAAAGAAATTTGGTTGTATTTGACTGATGAACGTAGGAAGCTCATCTCGTCTTATCCCGAATTATTGAACTTTCAAGTTGGTAAAGAAACTAAAGATCCTGAACTCTCCCGTTTTATGACTTTTGTTTTGGATTATCAGATTGATATTTCAAAGTGGCCCTCCATCGAAGACATTCTCCATAAAGTCTTCGACCCGCAACCCAAAGTCCAGGTTCGACTTGCACCTTAGCCCTCCAGATCGAGGAGTAGCTTAAAAGAAAGTCAGACTGGTTATCTGAAAGATCGCCCCGTGAAG